GCCGCAGAAAAATATCTAGGCCGTCCAATGGATGACAAAGAATGGAATCACTTGATACGCGGTGTTACATCAGAAGCCAGTAATAACAGCAAAGAGCAGGCCTATGTAATGGGTGTTATCCTAAATAGAGCCAGAAACGGCCACGGTCGAGCAGCCGCAAACGTATCCAGTGTGCTGTATGCTCCAAATCAATTCCAAGCAGTCACCGGCACACGATTTGATCCAGGTGAAAGTGCCAACTTCAAACGAGGCCCTACCAAAGCCCAACTGGCAAACATTGTGGATGGTGCTATCAATATCCTACCACAGGTTCCAACCAATCTCAAATACTTCACAGCGGCATCCAGTGCGGCCTATGGTGCTGGCACCAATATTGGATTTAGAGATAGAATGATTGCCCAGGGTGGCGAAAAGATAGGCGGAACTATATTTGCCGCAAACGTAGCATAAAAAAAGCACCCGAAGGTGCTTTTTTATTCTCTATAGTTTCCCTATGGGATTAATATAATTTTTATTATTTCTTAGCGCCAGTATTAACAAAGGCGTACATCTTTTCCGCAGTTTCTAAAACCTTTTCCAGTCCTGGAAACTCTGGCATTTGAACTGTACTAACGATCTGACCAGTCTTTTCATCGCGCTTGGCAGTCATTTCCCAGCCTTGGAATTTGGCGTGGAAATCGTCTTGTACTAGGCTTTTGGCCATGCCCAAGATGTCTGTACGGATTTCGTAACCGTTCTTGTTGAATTTTACTTCTGGTAGTTTTGGAGTTTCAAAAGACATTATTTTGCTCCTTTATAAACTGTATCTTTAGCATTGGCAACCAGTGTTTGTGCCAATGTTAGAGTTGTGTCAACCCAACCTTGATAAAACTTAGTTTGTGCTTCGATCAGTGTTACCAATTTTGCTTGGATTTCTTTATCGGTAACGAATGTGTTAACGATTGTTTTCTTGCCAGTTTGAATGGCATCGATAGTTTGATTAAACATATTATTCTCCTGTGTGTATGTTTTGTAACAACGTTTTGCTGTTACAGTTATTATATATGCCTTTCGCGAGAAAAGCAACTAATTTATGAACTAGTTTGTTCAATAATATCCGCCGTCACGATATCCTTTACGATTGCGATACTCGTGTAATGATTCGGCAAATGCCATTAAAAAATCCCATGTGTTTTTGATAATTTTCATATTAATTTTTCCTTGTGAGAATTGTAGTTAAACTGCTGAATGTAGCATTCTAACTGTGCGGCATCGGTAATGCCTTTGGTGCTTAGATATGCATCTAAACTGTTTTGATAACTGCTACCTGGAAACATTTCGGATAAACGTTCCAATATAGACAGCATACGCTGTGATATGTTTTGCATAGTACTTTCCTCTGTAAGTGTGTGTAGTAACTCATGGTTTCTACTGATGTATTTAGTATATTGTTCGTTACAGTATGATTACTCTGGCTCTTGCTAATCCTTTTTCTTTGTTATATAATAGGTAAATACACAATAGGAAAAAGGTTTATGAAAAAACGCACACGTTCAATACTAGAAGAACTCAGTAGTTTAGGAAACAGTAGAAACACAGAACTTCTAATTGAAAATAGAGGTCAAAACATCATTGACAGTGCAGTCAACCTACTGACTTTGGTACGCCAACAGTTCAACGAAGAAGAAAGTGCTGAATTGGAACGCAGATTCCTAAATGCCATACGCACCGGAGACCCACGTAAATTCCGTCGTGGTGTTCAAAAAATTCAAGAACAGCGCAGAGCCGCTAGAATCGATCCCGAAAATACCCCATAAACACCAGTTTTTCTCCTTTTGGCTAAATATTATTACAATGGACCGCAGAGGGTGGTCCGACATATCGAGGAGAAAATATTATGTCAGCAACAACAAGAGTAAATGGCTCAGGCCAATACGCAACTGGTACGTTAGTTTCAGTTGTACAATTAAAAGCGTTCCTAATCGACGTAGGTGCAGATTTACAAGCACAAGACGACGGTATCGACGAAGCAGTAGAGAATGTTATCCGTGAAGTACAGCCTTTAATGTATTTTACACCAACAGCAGGTGACGGTATCATTCACGTTATCGTTGACGGACATGCTGTAGATGCAACAACATTGCAAGCACGTATCCGTAACTTGGATTCTGGATCTGGCTATCGTTACAATGCCGCAACAGTTACACTAGGCACAAGCATTGTAGTAGCCTAACAGCAACTAATTCTCAGGGATGGGAAGACTAAGCACTCTTCGGAGTGCTTTTTTACGGCCGTGCTAAATACTATTATAGGCAATTTAATACACGTAAACACTTAGGCATTCAATCATACAATAGGCACATGACTCGGAGCGAGTCCCTGACTTATAACATTGGAGAGCCGAGATGGCCACTAAAGAAATACAATCGCAATTGGCTGCGCTACCAGAGCGAGTAGCAGTAGTTGAAATCAAAGTTGAAGCAATCAACGAAAAACTCACTGACATCAAAGCCAATGTCAAAGAAATGCATGACTGTTTGGATAACACTCGTGATTTGCTAGATAAAAAACTGTGTGAAATGGCAGAAGCGTCAAACAGCCAACATGCAGATCTGTACGAAAAGATTGGTAATCTAGAAAAAATCAAAAACAAGTACACAACCTATGCCATGATTGGTTTGGCATTTGCCGCAGGCACTGGTTGGCTAAACTCAGTACACTTACCACACTTACTCAAGTTAGTAGGACTGTAATTAAATCAAATCAAATCAGCTCTAGTTTAACTAGAGCTTTTTTTGTGACTGTTAAATACTCACATGAAAGAGTTTACAATCCAGACACTGGTAGATATTACAGAGACAGGGCAGAAAAGAAAAGAGCCAGGACTAGAAATAGACTACGGCCAGCACCAAAACTTCACAATGCTGATGCAGACCATAGGCATGCGAGTCAACCCGCTCTACACTGGCCAACCTCGAGTACGCTCGGACAATGTGGATGGCTATGGGTTTGGATCCGTATACACAGGTAATCATAATATTTGGACATTCAAGTTCAGTATAGAATATGTTGACGGCTATACAGATGCCATGGGCAATAGTGCAGGCTTGTTGATAGATGATTTAAACTTTATCCCTATGATTGTGCAGTTAACAGAAACTGCGGAATTGGACCGAGCTCTGTTAGACACCAAATCAGAACAATATAAAAACACAATAGTTTTTGCCACAGACGACGAATAAATATAGTATGAACGTCACAGAATTAACTGGCAATCCAAGTCCCGACTTTAGCATCAGTAATGCGGTAATCTTTCACGACACTTTAAATCCTAAACTGTTTACAGAGTCTGGCATGATGCACGGGGAAGTTCGTAGAGCATTGATTGATATTGCTCGTCACTTTAGAGACTTTATTGGAGTTGATTTAGACGTTAAAGATATCACAGTCAGCGGCAGTAATGCGGCATTCAGTTACACTCCACAGAGTGATCTGGATCTGCATATTGTGGTTGCTGTGCCGGATAAGCCGGAGTTTCGTGAACTGCTGGATGCCAAGAAAAATGTGTATAACGCTAGACATGACATCAAAGTGCGCGGTATTGACGTAGAGCTATATGCTCAAGACGTAAACCAAGCTCACCACAGTTTGGGAATCTATAGTGTACTACGAAGTCGTTGGATTGAAAAACCAACTAGACAGGATGTGGACATTGACACACAGGATGTTAAAGATAAGTACAAGAACTACAGAGACAGAATTATTTTGGTACTGGGCGATGATGAAATAGATGTAGCACAAGATATGTGGAAAGACATAAAACGAATGCGCCAAGCGGGCTTATCACGCGATGGCGAGTTTGGTCCAGAAAACCTAGTGTTTAAAATGTTACGCAGTCAGGGGTGGATTGAAAAACTCAGCGATTATATTAACACACTACAAGATCAAGAATTAAGTATAGAACAGAGACAACTATGAAAATATCAGACTTATTAGAAGCGATCCCATTGGCGCCAGCGGTGGCGGCTGTGACCGGAGCAACTGCACAGGTTGCGACTCCAGCACCCGCTCAAACGGCTGCTCAAAATCCAGCGGATCAGCAAAAGCAGATGCAGGCACAGATGGCACAGCATCAGAAAGAAGTGCAGGACAAGAAAAAACAAATGACAGATCAGATTGCTGACCTAACCAAACAAATAACTGATATTAAGAAACAAATGTCCGAACTAAAATGAAAGTTAACGAATTTGTAAGAAAATTAGATGTGTGGACCAGTCAGGAAGAAAAGTCGCTTCTTGAGAATATCACAGAGCCACGTGTTGTTGCAAGTTTCAATGAAAGAGAGCAAGCCATAATCGAAAGTCTTATACGCAAGAGTCTGTTAATTAAAGTACAAGGTAAACATTCTTCTTACGTATATCCAAATGTTTGACGTTAAACAAGCCGCTGCCGATTTAGACTCCATGCTCCACGACATTGTGGTCAAGCAGGGCATCTTTGTAGCATTAAACAAGCGTCTTATACGATATAAAAAATATATCATTGTACGCGATGTAAATGATGATTGGACTGTGATTTTATCGGACCAACGTAAGTTTCATATAGCCACAGTATTTTTAAAGGTAAGTGCTTTTGCAGTTTGTAAGATGCATGAAAAGGGCAAAACCACCAGCATTGATGAAATAAAAAGCAATGATGACATTTTTAGAAAGAACTATATAGATTCACAATTTTATAGAAAAACGGCACAGTCAGCCAAAGACCCAGTAACTAGGGAAAATGCTTACTGGCGGCTTGAGATGGTAAAAGATGCTGCCAAAACAGCCAAGGCCCGGATTGACGGTATGTTCTACTCGTCGATTGTATAAATAATAAAACAACTTCACAGGAAGATTTAAACCATGCGTATCACAGAACTTAACAAACCATTAACTGCCAAGGCGTTAAATGAGAGCGTTGCTCAGCAATTTGGACAGAGAATTGATTTAGAGAGTTTTACTCTTGAACAGTTAGAAGATGCACGTAACAAGTTACGTACAAAAATCAGTCAATTTGAATCCGCAGAGAGCTACAATGCTGTCTATGAAGACGAAACATATTCTAAGAATAAAATGTTCTTGGACGTATTAAATCGTGCCATTGAAGAGCGCATCAACGATACTGCCTCAGACAGCGGATACACTGACATGGAACGCATGGTAATAGAAAAAGTAGAGCAAGGCGTTATCGCATTTGAAGACCTTCCTGAAGAACTACAAAATAAAATTAATCAAAACGGCACAGCGATGCAGGTTGAATCTGTATTGCGTGAAGGCGAAGAAGAAAAGGCCGAACTAATTATGGCCTCTCGCGACATGGTTGACCGCGTTACAGGCTGGATGGAAGACACAGCAAACATGCAGGCTGAATCAATGCTAGAACTAATAGACTCTATAAGAGATGAAATGGGCAGTGATAAATCAATGGAGTTCGAGGGTGTTGTTAAACCAGCTCTTGCAACTATATACACAGCATTAGAAAGTTCACGTCAGCAACTAACTCAGGCAGTTGCTATCCTAACAGGCGAAGGTGACGGCGGTGCTCCAACAATGGGTGCAGAACCAGCACCAGAAGAAGGCGCAGAAGAGCCAGCACCAGAAGGCGAAACAGTAGTTGGTGGTGAGGAAGAAGCAGGTGCGGCAGCACCAGCGGCAGGTGGTGAAGAGCCGGCAGGCCGTGCAACTCGTGAATCAATCGAGTTCAGCCGTAAACTAGCAAGCCTACTAGCACCAAAAAAAAAGTAACTGAGGCCGCCGATCCAAACTTGATCCTAATTCTTAGGAGTTTGATCGGTAAGGCTGACAGCAAAAACATTCCAGGCAAATTCACATGGGACGAGATCAATCGTTTCATGACAAACATTGGCCAAGAAGAATTCGATTACGAAACATTCAAACTGACATTCGACTCTGATCCAAACTTACAAACACTAGTGGCAAGATTTGATCAAGAAGGCATTGAACTAAAAACTAAAAAACAAGCACCTGCACAAGGACCAGTAGATGGTGACACTGGCAGTGACGCAGTTGCTCAAATGGCACAACGAGCAACAAATACAGCAATGGCCTCTTGACAGGCTCCAAACTTAATGTTATAATCATCTTATGACTATGACATTACTGCAACCAAAATACATATACACCAAACTGAATCGAGACGAATCCTCTGGCAAGCGTTTATATGCTTGTCCAGATGGATCCAAAGTTCCTTCGGTTACAACCATATTAGACAAGACTAAACCAGCAGAAAGCCGTATTGCTCTGGCCAATTGGCGCAAAGCAGTGGGCGAACAAAAAGCACAGGAGATTACCACTGAAGCCGCTAGTCGTGGTACTCGTATGCATACCTACCTGGAAAACTACATCAAGGGCGAACCGCTTAAAGAAAGCGTGACTAACCCTTATGCTCAACAAAGTCTTGATATGGCCCGTGTGGTAATCGAAAAAGGATTCCCCAAAATTGAAACAGTATGGGGCAGTGAAGTGCCCTTGTACTTTCCTGAACTGTACGCCGGCACCACAGACTGTGTGGGCATACACGATGGCGATGAAAGTATCCTGGACTTTAAACAGACCAATAAGCCCAAAAAATTAGAATATATCGAAGACTACTTTATTCAGCTCACAGCCTACGCAATGGCGCATAACGAGATACACGGTACAAACATACGTAAAGGTGTTATTTTGATGTGCAGTAAAGATTACGAATATCAAGAGTTTATACTAGAACCCAAAGATTTTGATTATTGGACAAATCGTTGGTGTGACAGGGTTTCGGAATATTATAGACTCCCATAACACATAAATACAGTTATAACGGAGTGTAAATTATGGCTGTAGTCCAGATATCAAAAATTCAGCATCGCAGAGGACGTAAAAATTCAGGTACCAGTTTACCGCAGTTGGCCAGCGGAGAAATAGGTTGGGCGATCGACACGCAGGAAGTGTTCATTGGTAACGGTAGTGTAAGTGAAGGCGCACCCTATGTGGGCAACACTAAGATTATTACCGAGCATGATAACATTCTTGACCTTGCTTTACAATACCAATACAGACGTAACGATGCTACTATACAAACAGGTCCAAGTTCTGCACAGCCTGTACAACGCACAGTTCAAGAACGCTTAGATGATGTTGTATCTGTTCGTGCATTCAATGTAACCGGTGACGGAACCACAGACGACACATTGGCCATACAACGTGCTATTGATCAATTATACTTGAACGATGCTACCAAAGGTTCTGCATCTAGCAGAGTTAAACTGGTGTTCGAAGCAGGCATCTATAAACTAACTGCTCCACTAAGAATTCCTCCTTACGCTAACTTACAGGGTGCTGGCAAAGATAAAACCATTATTAGGCAAACAGGTGCATTTGCAGTTGCCTATACTGTGGGCAGTGACAGCACTCCAGGAGTATACACAGACACGTCAACAATGACCAGTTTGAATCAGCCTCAGTTCATTGAACTACAGGACATGACTTTGGAAATTACTGTGGCCAATAAACCTGGACTAGAGTTGATAGCCGCAAAAAATTCCACATTTAGTAATTTAAAAATCAAAGGTGTCTGGGTTTATCCAAACACAGCTCTTAATGCAGACAGTGTAGGCCTACGCCTAACAGCCAAGTCTGCCAGTGTGTCATGTACTAACAATTTGTTTGACAATGTGGACATAACTAATTTTGCCTATGGTGTTGATAGCACATTCGACATAGAGTCTAATCACTTTACAAACAGCGCATTCTACGAACTACGCAGAGGTATACGTTTTGGTCACAATGTCGAACCGCTGACCAGTGGTCGACAATACGGTCCTCACGAAAATAAAATTACACACAGTCGTTTTTCAAGAATTACAGAAACTGGATACGAAGTCATTGAAGGATCAGGAAACACTTCTGAAAGCAACACCTATGTTCAAGTTGGTAACGATGGTGGTACAGAAGAAACTGCAACTTATGAAGTGATCAACTTTGTATCAGGCGGCAACGTATCAACCAACGATTACTTTGAAAGAAGCATCGAACTTACAACGAACCCAACATACCTAAATAGTATTCCATATATTCCAGAAGTAAAAGGTATTGTGAAGTCTGAACACAAATACAACACTGAAGTTTATATTGACTCAGGCGCCAGTGGAAGTCCGTTTATCAAACTGCCAGCAAACACCAGCACATCACACATCATTCACTATTTCTATACAAGTCCACTACAGGCTGTGACTAGACAAGGCACACTGTTTGTCAATGTAGATAGAGAAAACGATATAGTGCATTTAACAGACGACTGTAGTACAATCGGCAATGCGGCAAATGTCGAGGATCTAAGTTTTTCTGTAACATTAGAAAGCGCAGGCACGTTTACTAATGACCCTACTGTGTTTGTTAGATACACAAACACCGCAGTCTCCGAGGATGGTTATATTAACTATTGGTACGAAACAATCAGTTAATACATGGTTCTCAAAAGATTTGAAGATCGCCTAATTGCCTGGAGAGGACTCAGAGAGAAATTAACTTCTGCGTCTGACCCAGTTCAAACTGCTATAGATTATTGGAATACCATTCCAAAGTCTATACGTAACCTAGATCCCTACGATTCCGCCACATGGCCAGACCCATGGGAGATGATCGAGGAAAATGTCTATTGTGAATACACTTCAACATTAGCCATCGGATATACATTAATGCTAACCGAAAAGTTTAAAGATTGGCATTATGAAATACAAGTTGGACTTGACAAAGATCAATCAAAATTGTATTATATGTTAATAGCGGGCGATCGTGTGATTGGTCTAGACCAAGAAAAAAGTGTGCATATTAAGGACATTCCAAATAACATACATATAGAAAAAACTCACGTATTGTCAGAACAGTTTTGAGCAGTACTAAATATCATACTTTGCAATCGAGGCGTAAATGAATAACATAACAGTAATAAAAAGAAACGGTAACAGAGAGAATTTAACGATTGAAAAGTGGCAGGCACAGGTAGCGAAAGTATGTGCTGGCATTGCAGACGTAAGCCAGTCAATGATTGAGATCAAAGCACAGCCTCATTTTTATGATGGCATCACCACTCAAGAGATTGATGAAATTACACTACGAGCGATTGTAGATTTAATTGACGTTGAAAATAACCCAGACGTAGGTCATACAAATTATCAGTATGTGGCAGGCAAGCAAAGACTTAGTATGCTACGTAAAGATGTATATGGTCAATACGAGCCTCCTAGCCTCTACAGTATCGTAAAGAAAAATATAGAAGTTGGTCTGTACACTCCAGAATTATTAGTATGGTACAGTGAAGACGATTGGAATAAAATGGATGACATGCTGGACCATAGCAAAGATGAAGACTATGGTTATGCCAGCATCGAGCAGTTAATAGAGAAGTACCTTGTTAAGAATAGGGCTACAAAAGAAATTTATGAAACTCCACAGATTAGATACATGGTTGCGGCAGCGACTGTGTTCCATAAAGAAGAGCCTAACAGTGCTCGTATGCGTTATATCAAAGAATATTACAACTGTGCTAGTGATGGTTTGTTCACATTGGCCACGCCGGTGTTGGCAGGGCTTGGTACTCCTACGAAACAATTTAGTAGTTGTGTGCTTATTAGGTCGGATGATGATTTGGACAGTATTTTCGCGTCAGGCGAAATGATGGCCAAGTATGCCAGCAAGCGAGCAGGCATTGGTTTAGAAATTGGACGACTACGCCCATTGGGTAGTCCCATCCGCGGCGGTGAGATCATGCACACTGGCATGATACCATTCCTGAAAAAATGGTTTGGAGATCTGCGTTCGTGTTCACAAGGAGGTATCCGCAATGCTAGTGCTACTGTATTCTATCCTATTTGGCATCATCAGTTTGATGACCTTATTGTACTTAAGAACAACCAGGGAACAGAAGAAACCCGAGTCCGTCATATGGATTATGGGGTTGTGCTTAGTGCTTTCTTCTGGAGACGATTTAAAAACAAAGAACAAATAACTTTCTTTGATCCCAACGAAGTACCTGACTTGTACGAAGCGTTTTATAAAGATACTAAATTATTTGAAGAGTTATATGTCAAGTACGAAAAGCGCAAAGACTTACGTACTAAGACAATGGGTGCTGAGGAAGTATTCAAGAGTGGCATACTGAAAGAACGTACTGACACTGGTCGTATCTATCTAGTGTTCATTGACAATGTGATGAACCAAGGACCATTTGAACCCGAGCATCATGCAATTTATCAGAGTAACTTATGTTGCGAGATTCTATTACCTACTAAGTCTTTCAAACGTCTAGATGACGCTGAAGGTCGCATAGCGTTATGTACACTGGGATCTATTAACTGGGGATCGTTCCGTAATCCAGAAGATATGCGTAGAGCCTGTAGGATTCTACAGCGTAGTCTGTGTAACATTCTTGACTATCAAGACTTCCTAAGCATACAGAGTAAACTTAGTAACGATGAAATACAACCATTAGGTATTGGTGTTACTAATCTAGCCTACTGGCATGCCAAGAAAAGTTTAAAGTATGGTGAGAAAGATGCTCTTGCTGAAGTTAAGACTTGGATGGAGCACCAGGCGTATTATCTAACAGAAGCCACAGTAGAACTGGCCAAAGAACGTGGCCCATGTTTAGACAGTGATAAGACACGTTATGGTCAAGGAGAGTTTCCTTGGGAGAATAGAGCGGCTGGTGTTAATGAACTGGCAGACTTTACTCCTGAATTAGATTGGGAAAGCCTCAGAGGAGAAATGTTAGAGCATGGTGTCCGTAATGCTACACTAATGGCCATTGCTCCAGTTGAGAGTTCCAGTGTTGTTATTAACAGTACTAATGGAATTGAAATGCCCATGAGTCTTATTTCAGTTAAAGAAAGTAAAGCGGGATCGTTTGTACAAGTTGTACCTGAGTATCACAAGTTAAAGAACAAATATCAATTGATGTGGGAGCAGAAAGACTGCGAAGCATATATTAAAACTGCGGCAGTACTAGCGGCTTATGTGGATCAGAGTATCAGCACAAATACATTCTATAATCCAGCACACTTTGCGGATCGTAAAGTACCAACTACACTAATAGCCAAAAATTTGATGCAGGCTCATTACTGGGGCATCAAGACTTTTTATTACAGTTTGATTAACAAAGCAGGTAGTAGAGCCAAGGAAGAAGATCTACTTCAAACTGTGGCACAGAATTATGTAGATCCTGAAATTTACGATGATTGTGAGGCATGTAAACTATAATGTTAGAAACTTGTTGTGATATATTAGTAGACGCTTACAAGCGTAATTGGATTACCAGTAGAGATGGTAACATCTCTATTCGACATCACGACCGTGATCACTTTTATGTAACACCTAGTGGTGTGCGTAAACAGAACATGCAACCAGAGATGTTTAAGAAGATTAAAATCTGGAGAACAATTAACAGTGGTGTTGGCAGTGGTGCTTTTAACTATAATTGGGAAGTCATTGAACAAACTGACTTGTCAGGCAACTTGGAACCTAGTGGTGAGATGCCTTTGCATTTTGGACTACAAAAAGAATTAGGACAGCATAAAGATGATGTGCGTGTGGTTGTACACGTTCATCCAACTTACTGTATTGCGGCCATGCATGCCGGTATTGATTTAGGAACTGTTAGCGATTCGTTTCCAGAACTCAATCGCTATACCCGAGTAGCACCCAATGTAGGAGATGTTGCTCCGATCAGTGAAGAACTAGGCGAAGCATGTCATCGTAACTTGGGATTAGACCGTGAAGGCAACATCAAGTTTGACATAGTAGGAATCAAAGGACACGGTGTAGTAGCCATTGGTAACACTCCATGGCGTGCCTATGAGCACATAGAAAGGTTAGAACACATTTGCAAGATAGTACTTGCTTCAGGAAAATATTAAAATGAGTAAACAACAATACAACTTAAACACAAAGACAGACTATCTTAATCGCAAGATGTTCCTAGACCCAGCCGGGCCAGTTACCATACAGAGATTTGAAGAAGTAAAATATAAAAAGATCGCTGACTTTGAAGCCACAGCACGTGGTTTCTTTTGGCAACCAGAAGAGATCAGTCTTACCAAAGACTCAAATGATTTTAAAGATGCCTCAGATGCAGTCAAGCATATCTTTACATCAAACTTGTTACGCCAAACAGCACTTGACAGTTTACAGGGTCGTGGCCCAAGCCAAATCTTTATGCCAGTAATCAGTTTGCCAGAACTAGAAGCACTGGTCTATAACTGGACATTCTTTGAAACCAATATTCACAGCAAGTCATACAGTCATATCATTCGCAACATCTACAACGTGCCCAAGGATGTGTTCAATACCATTCACGACACCAAAGAGATTGTAGACATGGCATCCAGTGTTGGCAACTACTATGAAGCATTGCACATGGTCAACTGTCGCAAACAGTTGGGCGAAGCAGTTACTGAGCATGAACATATTCGAGCAATCTACATGGCACTACATGCCAGTTATGCCTTAGAAGCATTCCGCTTTATGGTTAGTTTTGCTACAAGTCTGGCCATGGTAGAAAACAAAATCTTTATTGGTAATGGCAACATTATCAGTTTGATTCTACAAGACGAATTGTTACACAAAGGTTGGACAGCCTTTCTTATCAATCAAGTGGTCAAAGAAGACAATCGATTTGCACAGGCCAAAGTGGAATGTGAAGCAGAAGTGTATGCACTGTACATGGATGTGATCCGTGAAGAAAAAGATTGGGCCACTTACTTGTTCAAGAAGGGCCCAGTTATTGGCCTTAACGCTAACATCTTGCGTGACTTTGTGGACTACACAGCAGTGGGCGCACTTAAAGAAATTGGCATTAAGTATAACAGTCCAGCACCCAAGTCTACTCCTATTCCATGGTTTAATAAACATGTGGATACCAGTAAGAAACAAACAGCATTACAAGAAAGTGAAAGTACTAATTACGTTATCGGCATCATGAGCGAAACGTTGGATTACGATTCATTGCCGAATTTATAAGAGAGAACCATGATTACAGTATACAGTAAAAATAACTGCCCATTCTGCGACAGGGCAAAGGCATTGTTAGAAAGTAAAGGCATTCCATTTAAAACAATTAAAATGGAAGACGAACCAACAGCACGTGAGTTCTTAATGGATCAAGGCTTGCGTAGTGTTCCACAAATTTTCAAGGACGGCGTTCTCCTTCCTGGCGGCTATCAGGGCTTGGCAGGTAAAGACGAAGAATTTTTTGAAACATTAAAAGGATAATATGATAATTGACAAAGGCGTAAGTGTAGGAGAAGTAATCACCTTAAAACTTACAAGCGGAGAAGAGCTTGTTGCTAAACTAGTTGAAGAAACAGCAACTTACTATAAATTGGCAAAAATACAAGTAATCGGGATGGGACCAAAAGGTCCAGGGCTTATGCCGTACTTGTTTACAGTAAATCCTGACAAAGATATTAAACTATTGAAATCAACTGTGACAGTTGCAGAAGCAACAGATAAACAATTTGCCGATCAGTTTATACAGAGCACCACTGGCATTGCTTTGGCTTAAATACAACTATGCCAGCGATTGCCAGAAAAAGCGGAACGGACTCAGTAAGTATTAACCATGCTACGTGCCAGGGTAGTACTGCTACGAGTGCAGGTTCCGGAGATGTCTTAGTTAATAACATAGGTGTAGTCCGAGAAGGGGATACTGTGGCAAGTCATACATTTAGCCCTCCCGCTTGTCCTAGTCATGCACCTGGACTTGTTTCTTTTTCAGCAAATGTTTACGCCAACAATAAAAAAATAGGAAGACTTGGCGATGCATATGGTTGTGGTGCAACCATATCATCTGGATCTTCCAATGTATTTGCAAACTAACATGGAATAACATGGAACAAATAACTATTACTGATTCAGCAGTTACTAAAATATCTGATTTGCTGGCAGAAGAAAACAATCCAGATCTAAAACTACGTACCTTTGTACAAGGCGGCGGCTGTAGCGGATTCCAATATGGATTTACTTTTGACGATGTTCAGAATGAAGATGACTTTTTAATAGAACGATCTGGTGTTAGGTTATTGGTTGATGCCATGAGCATGACATATCTGCAAGGTGCAGTTATTGATTACACGGAAGAAATGATGGGCAGTCAGTTTACAATTAAAAATCCAAATGCACAATCGACTTGCGGCTGTGGGAGTAGTTTTTCAGCATGAAAGATCTAGTACACTATATTCATTTGATGGAAGTTGCCCAGGGCGACATCAAACAAAATCCTCTTACTTTTGGCAAGGGCGACTTACACCCTGTAATGAGTAAGGAAACTATCGATTATCATTATACAGGCCTTGCATCAAAATACTTTGAAAGGTATAACAAGGGCGAAGGAGATCCAAAATTTAATTTTGGTGGTGCTACTCTGCATAATTTATTTTTTGCTAATCTCAAAACTCCAGGCGGCGCAAATAAACCCACTGGAGCAAGTAAAGAACTAATTGAGAAAAAATACAGCGATTTTGACAAGTTCAAAGATGCTGTTGAAAAAGAAGCCATGGCAATTCAAGGTTCTGGTTGGGTGTATATGGATACTGCGGGCAAACTGCACACTATTCACAATCACGAATATCGAACAGGAATGAAAATTGCACTGCTGATCGATTGGTGGGAACATGCCTGGGCATTGGACTATCAACAAGACAAGGGCAAGTATCTTAATAACATATGGCGTATTATTGATTGGAACATTGTTAACGATAGATTAACAGGAGAATAGTATGGCTTATAGCGATAAAGTATTGGATCATTACGAAAACCCACGCAACGTAGGTAGTTTTGCCAAAGACGATACCGATGTAGGTACGGGTATGGTGGGCGCACCAGCCTGCGGTGATGTGATGAAACTACAGATAAAGGTAGATCATGATACAGGTATTATTACAGATGCAAAATTTAAAACGTATGGCTGTGGATCGGCTATTGCGAGTTCGAGCCTTGTCACAGAGTGGCTCAAAGGAAAAACTCTCGACGAAGCCGGAACAATCAAAAATGCCGAAATCGCCAAAGAACTAGCATTACCACCAGTTAAAATACATTGTTCAATTCTAGCAGAAGATGCTATCAAGGCGGCAGTAAATGATTACCGTAACCGAAACAGCCAATAAAAAAATCAAACAGAATTTAGAACGTCGTGGCAAAGGCGTTGGGATTCGTTTGGGTGTACGAACCACAGGATGTAGTGGTTTGGCCTACACTATAGAATATGTAGATGAATACACCGCAGAAGCGGGTGTTACCAATTTTGCCCAAAAAGACTTTGTGGTATTGGTAGATGCCAAAAGTCTAGCCTACTTAAATGGATTGACAATGGATTGGGTTCGTAATGGGCTCAATGAAGGATTCGATTTCTTCAATCCGAACGAACGTGATCGCTGTGGCTGTGGCGAATCATTTCGAGTATAAACCAAAACACTTGACTAACAACTAACTTCCTGTTATACTAGTTCTATAGTTTAACAATTTTGGAGACTATTTTGAGTATGCACTTGGAAGGTCCGTGGCTCAGTACCACCGGCAAGAAAAAAGGTAAAAAGAAATTCGCTTCGGCAGATCATGCCCGCAAAGCTCGTGAGCAAGAAGAAAGTTGGAAAGAGCTACAGAAGCGTTGGGGTATTGAAGCAGAAGAAAAGAAACGCAAACGTGGTCTAACTGCTGAAGTTTGGAAACCGGACAATAAGCCATACAGTAGATATGGAACCGATGTCAAACATCCAAGTTTACCATTTAGTGGTGGAGCATGTACAGTTAAGCCGCCAAAAGTTTACACAGGCACTATGGTGAAAGGTATTGCCACCATGCATAAGAGCAATGCTGTTCCAGTATTTTCGGACGAGCAAGCAGTAGATATTTCCAAAATGCGCCGATAATCTTGCATTTTCTAATGGAATATTATACAATGAGATATATATTATACGTTTCGCAAAGAAACTAAGATAGTAGAACTAAAGTATGTCAAAAGCAGAAACAGTTCCGCGGGTCTTGGCCAATGAGAAACCCGTATTTTCGGGATGCCAAGGGTCGCCAAAGGCACACAATGTTATGAGCTTGTGCGTCCAATGGAGACAACTACACGAAAGTAGGGTTCTTTCAGAGCCTCGTGAAGTTTACTCCCTTTATGTAATGTGATTTGATTTTGAATCACACCAAGTCAAAGGAGGACTTATGGAAAAGTCAGTTAGATTAGTATCCTTGTTTATAGGATTTATAGTAGTAGTTCTTTTGGTTCAAAATATCACCCAAAAGAAATTCGCCGTGCTCAAACAAGCACAAGCATATACGTCACAGGATGTGATGTCAATCAAAGTTCGAGAACAACAACTCGACTGTCTTGCACTTAACATTTATCGCGAAGCAGGGTATGAGCCCTTCGAAGGTAAAGTTGCAGTTGCACAAGTAACAATGAACCGTGTTAAAAACGGCCAGTTTGGTAAAGACGTATGCGGAGTTGTTTATCAAAAGAATGTAGTTATGGAACGAGTTGTATGCCAATTCTCATGGGCATGTGACCAAGTACATAGAAACCGACCAATTAACAAAGAAGCCTATAACGAAAGTTATGCAGTGGCTAAAAAAGTTCTTTTGGAAGGATTCAAATTGGACGTTCTCAAAGATGCACTATATTATCATGCTACCTATGTTAACCCAAGATGGCAGTTAGACAAGATAGGACAAATTGGACAACATATTTTTTATCGTCAACCTGAAAAGAAAGAGAATCGTTATGCAAAATTTTGATCTAGTTAAATTTAAAGATTTTATTCAAAATAAAGTCAGCCATATCAGTGCAGAAACTTTTGGATGGCTGGCCGTTGTAATTTTACATGCCAGCACTATTCCTAGTCTGCTTGCAGTGATGGCAGGACTGACAGATCGATTGCCCGGAGTGGATTTGGTATTGTTAGTTTGGACAGGCTTAACATTGTTGTTTGTCAAAGCCGCTGTCCAAAAGGACATGCTGAATGTAGTTACGATTGGTTTTGGATTTATTGTACAGGCAGTTTTAATGGCCTTGATATTTTTCAAATAATATCGATTACCAAACCAGTTGACACCACCTACGGGTGGTGTTATACTATGTACTGTAATAAATTGTTTCACACACAGAAAGGCACATTATGAAAAAGGCACTTATTATTGCTCCGCTGATTGCAACACTAGTTGGTTGCGCATCAGTCAAAGAAGTTGAAACCCGTAAAACTGCGGCACAGCCTACTTGGTATGCTGACTGCGAACAACGTGGTAAAGAAGGTTGGTTCTGGGCCAGAGAAGGGTTTGTCTACTCCTGCGGTATGGGTGTAAGCAACCATGCACAAGCATCGGAACTACAAGCAGATGCGTTTGCATTAGATAGTTTTGCCAAACGGATTGGTAGTCGTGTAAATTCTCTAACCAAAGTGGAATTTATTGACGAACGTAAATCTACACATTCCAAAGTCGAAACTAGTACAGGCAACACATTGATTCAAAATCAACTGGAATCCAAAAAGTATCAATACATTTATAATGGACAGTATTACACTTATGTTCGTTTGAAGATGACTGAAGAAGGATTCAATGCTCTTAAAAATCGAGCAGGTCAGTAATGAAACATCCTTACACAGTAAAAAACTACCTGTGGTTGGTAATAATTACAATGTTTGTGATTCTTGCTCTACTGTCAGGTTGTAGTTCCGCTCCAAAACAAACGGCACAGTTTTGCAATACATCCAAAACTATCGAAGTTAAAGATGGCACAGGCGTATCCAGTAAGACTGTGGTAAAATGTTCGGACGATTTTATTGAACGTCATGTGCCTGCAAGAATAGGTGTAGACCAAAATTGTCGTCCTGTAATTACACAATATGGAAGAAACTATGTTTGCGAAACACACACTCCGGGCCGTTATGTTTACATTTCTGACCCTGCTAACTTGTCAAACTAGTCAGGCCTCTGACCTTCGTGTGCCATTGAGTGCAACTGGTGGAGTCCGAAACGATTATGAATACCCGGGTAGTTCTGTTAGTATTTTGGCCAACTTGATCAAAAGTTGGGATGGTGCATTGAGTAAAGAAGATAGACGTAGACATACAAATGCTGTTATACTAACATTGGAATCTGTGCCAGATGGACAGGTTATGGAATGGTATAACAACAACGAAGAAGCGTGGGGTAAAATTAAACCTGTACTGTCTTGGAATGTTCAGGGCGGTGTGTGTCGTAAATTAATTACCCTGTTATATAAACAAGGCAAAAGTAGAGAATATGAAGAAGTCGGTTGCTATACAATAGATAGCCAGTTTTGGACTTTTGCTCGTCAATAAATAATAGACTATGCGATATCAAACGAGTGACAAATTAATTGCCTGGCTAACACTATTCAGTGGATTAACAGTATCCGCTGTGGCCATTTATTATAGTGTGGCAGGCCTAGTGGCCATATTCTCCGCGGCTGTGATTCCTATCATTGTTATGGGAGTGGCTCTGGAGGTAAGCAAACTGGCCGCCACAGTTTGGTTGAAACAGAACTGGACGAGAGCACCTAACTTTATTAGAGGCTACCTACTGGCCGCTATTGCTATACTAATGCTGATTACCAGCATGGGTATCTTTGGATTCCTAAGTAAAGCGCACAGCGACCAAAGTTTAGTAAGTGGTGATGTTCAAAGTAAGATTGCAGTATATGATGAAAAGATCAAAACCAGCAAAGACAACATCGAAGCCAACCGCAAAGCACTTAAACAAATGGACGAGGCTGTGGACCAGGTCATGGGTCGAAGCAGTGATGAAAAAGGTGCGGACAAGGCAGTTGCAATTCGAAGAGGGCAACAGAAAGAACGTGCTAGACTCCAAGCCGAAATTGCGACTGAACAGAAAACAATTAGTGCTCTTTCAGAAGAACGAGCTCCCATTGCGGCGGAAGTACGAAAGGTCGAAGCAGAAGTTGGTCCAATAAAATATATTGCTAATTTTATCTACGGTGACAATCCGGATGCCAATGTTTTAGAAAAAGCAGTAACATGGGTTATCATTATTATTGTTATTGTATTTGACCCGTTGGCTGTTATTCTACTGTTGGCTAGCCAATATAGTTTCCAATGGTTTAGAAAACAAGACGAGGAAGAGCCCAAGCCTGTTCCTACAGTTTCCACAGACGTCGATTCACAAAATGAACCCAAGTACGAACCGGATGATGGGTCGCTGAACAATGACCAAATTGAACAAATCATCGAATCTGTTGAACCAATTAAGGATCGAAACGATCCACACCCAGTTGGGTGGATGTATCCAAAACATGCTAACATACAAGATTATCATGTGGAAGATGCTGACGATGAAGAATTTGATGTAATAGCACATGCTCGCACTCATGTTCCAGAAAAAGAAAAAGAATTAGAAATT